CTCGCCAGGATATCTTGAACTTCTACCTGCGCACGGAAAAACTATGGCCATAGTTTATTGATCTCCTTATATAAAAAGTCTCTCGTACTTTCCTCTGTACAGTAAGGAAGTATTCTCAAGAGCATAAAGATTAGTATACTATCATTCTTCAAAAAAGTCCACTGCTTTTTCAACTCGTTACTTATCTTGTTACATACAATTCTATAGTTTGTCTTGTTCTTTCTATTCCTAACAAACCACAAACAATCTAAATCTTGTCTTAGCTTTGATCCATCATACTCTACACATGATATGTCAGTTGGGTTAGCATCAATAAGATAAAAGTCATTCTTGTAATATAGAATATTATCTAAAGTAAAGTCACCATGACAAACATCTACAGTAACTTCTTGTGGTAATCTATCCAGCAGCTGAATAAAACTAAAATTAATTCTATCAAAGTCAACGTGCTCTTCTATACTTGATAGCTTATCAACTATAGGTTGTCTAATGTCTATTTCTTTAAATGCTTTGAAACTGTCAAAGTATGAGTTAATAAAACTAATAAGTTTATATATATCTTTATTATCTGCACGTTCAATATATGTCTTCATATCAACACCGTTAATGTATTCCATTTCTATCTTATCTTCAGAAATGACTTTTACTTTAGGTGTTTTGAATCCTTTGATTCTGAGACAATCTAAAAGATCAGCTGATGCAGCTAGCTTTGGACTACCAGACTTGATAACTTTATATGTACTATTATCATCATAAAGTTCAACCATGCAGCCACTGTGTCCTTTAAATTCTTTAACCTTCAACATAACACAAAACCTTGTGGAGTGTATTGATATCAACCATCAGGTTTTTATTCTTTGCTTTCACTCCTCCTTGTTTTGATCTCTCTGTATCATTAGTTGTAATAGCTGAAAACGTATACCATTTCAAACCACATACGTCAGCTAAGTTATTCCATCCACATTCTTCTTTCAGTTCAAAGTGATGGTTAAAGTCAATAACTGTTCCACCTTTAGGCATAGCATGTACGTGAGTAAGACCAGCACCAGTTGGACTGATAACTATCTTAGCTTGGCCAAAGACATTAATCTTTTCAGATATATCTAAATTAGAAAAGTTATCATAACACACAAAGCCTTGTTCAGACAAATATTTTTTAACTTCATCTTCATTATCTACACATCGTGCAGCAGCATCACCTCTACTAATGTATACTTTCTGAAATGGAAAAGCAAACTCTGATTTAAGATTGTCTCTAAGAAACTCTCCAACCCAACTATTAGCCTTGCCTCTATATGATGTTGCTGGATATGTATATGTGTAATACTTTGGTGCTTTGACAACACATGGTGTATCTACTTCTACAACTCTTTTGATAATGTCAGGGAAGTATGTCAATGAATCTTGTTGCCATGGCTTCAGTTTGTTAGTAATGATAGGCCAGTGGTTATCTCTAAATCCTTCTATCAGTGGCAGGTCTTCGAAGAACCAATGCCAATACTGTTGAATGTTAAACCATAGATTAATAGGTTCATCAAACTCAACTTCTTTAATACCATCTGTAGTAAGATCAAACTTTCCACCACCAGGAATACCTGGAACAGTTCGAGGTTTCCAAAAGTCACTATTGTTAATAAAGTTAACAGCATCCTTAGAGAACTCGTGATGATAAAACTTATGTTCATCTACTATACCAAACAAGCCATGCTCATGACTACCAGATATGGCAAAGCCTTTATCAAACGTAAATTGTTCGAATGGTTTCTCAGGATACTGGAATGTATGATCAATCCAATTGTTAGATCTTTCTTCTAACAACTTGACCGTATATTCTCTGAGACTAGATGGTTTTAATTCTTTGGTGGGGATATGTTCTAGATCTTGTTCAACCACTAACATGCCAGGCTACTTTTCTCGCTTCAACTATATGATCAGGTGGCCTATGCCACTTTCCATTAATATTGCTATTATAAAATGTGTCGTCTTCTAATACATTATTTATGAATTGTTCTTTAACTTCTGAATAGTTTACATCACCTTTTGTTTTATGTAAACTTAAAATTATCCTTTTAAAGTATCTTTCACCTACTACTTCTATATCTGCTTTTAGCTCGTCACTGGAACCATAGTAATCCTTCCAGTTAGATTCTTTTCTAACACGGCGAGACTTTCCAGCTTGTTTTCTGATTGTGTAGAAATATTTGCGACCAATATATTTGCGACCATTGGTGAGATTTGTAATCATATAAACAAATCCAAAGTAATCACCAATGTCTTCTGACTCAAAGGTAAGACCTTCAAACACCCATGGGTTATCGTATGTCGTCGTCTTCAAAGTCATAATTATCTTCTATAAAATCATCATCGTCATCATATTCTTCAGGTAAATCACTTCCGCAGAAAGGACAAAACTGTAAATCATACTCATACATTTGATTTACTGAGATGTCAAATATAGCTCCACATTGATCACATTCGCATTCTATTACTACGTCTTTTGGCTCAGACATCTATGCTCCTCTGTCTATGCAATTTTGTAATATTCTTTCACGCTCCTCATCATCACTACTTATCCATTCTCTGATTTCATCTTTAGTCCTAAAACACCCTAGACATATATTATTTTCGTCTAGGGTGCAAACTTGTATACATGGTGACTCTACAGTCATGTGCAACCCGATACACAGATCATTCCATCCCATTCTGTAGCTACTTCAATAATTTTAAACACAACTGCGGTTGCAAACAAAGCCATCATATCTCACATCCTCCAGCTACACATGCTAGCTCTTGTGCACCTTCTGTCATATCTGAGCTTTCATACTCAGACAGAATACTCCAGTCAACATTTTGTGGCATTTGAGCTTTTAGCTCTTCGTATTCTTCGACACCACAATCTTGGTATGGAGCTTGTCTATATGTATGGTCTGAGAATGGTAAGAATGATACTCCAGACATCCAATCAAAGTTTTTGTACACCCAAGCACCAACTTCCATCCACTCATGCTCTTTAACAGAGATGGTAACTGACGGCTTGTGTTCACACCAACTCTTCTGATATGTTAACCAAAGTTCAAGTTGCTCAATAGCAGTCATGTCTGTACGGAACACAGCATTCTCTGGTGCCTTCATTGGGAATGAAAACACTGAGGTATGCTGAGGTTTCATTACATCATCTTCAACTGGAAACCCTGCGTCTACCATCATTTTGCACAACGGGTCTTTCTTGTCCGCTCGTACTGTTCTGATGTAGTAAGGATTGTGACGTGCATGAATACCACTCGCAGAATCCACTAGTTGGGATACTGTACCTGAGGGTTTCACGCAAGTTACTGCTGTTGCTTGATTGATTCCAAGTTTCTCTGCCCATTTCTTGTTCACCTCGACGGCATGGTCTCTTAGCTGCTCTAGGCGTTCAGCTAGACCTTCTTTCTTTCCATTTGTGAGTTCGGAGTCCATAATACCAGTAAGAGAGACACCAAGTAGTCTTTCTTCTTCACAATTGTTTTTCCAACCTTTATTTATGTACTTAAAGTTAGTAAGTGTAGATTGGAATGTTCCCATAATAGCTGCAAACTCTACTTTACGCATCAGGTCATCCATAGAGTCACCTTCACGTACAACAGCTTCTGTCAAGTTACAGAATTCTTCATCACGTAGGATAATCTCTGAACATGGATTGGTACCAAACTCATAGTTGGCATCTCTACGACCAGAACGTGCTGCAGCCATCTGAGCTGATTCACGATTAAAGATACCACGCTCACCTGACTTTGAGTCGTACAATGCTTTCCACTCATCCATAAAGATACCAATGTCTGGCTTTTCTGTATAAGCAGCAGAGTTATTGGCAAGTGCACGTTGTGCTTCGTTTTCCCACCATTGTCCTGCCTTAGCGTGCCTCATACGGTCGTCAGAAAGATTAGAGAGGGATATTAGTGCTGATCTACGTACACCACCTACAACAACAATCTCTGCAATCTTACATACAAGATCATGACATTCAAGTGATGTCAACTTACGACCTGCTGCATTTTTAAATACTTCAACTGTGAAACGGAATAGATCATCTAGTGGTTCTGGACCAGATGAACGACCACCAAATGTTTTTAACACAGCACCAGCAGGACGAAGTTTGGACAGATCCCAAGTAGGTATCTGTCCTGCGTACAGCAGAGCAATCAGTTCCTTCAAACCTTTTGCCCATCCAAGACGTGAGTCTGCAACAGAGATAACAGTATCAGTAGGATGAAACTCATCTGCAACTCTTGGTAGTTCGTTTACATGCTGGCGTTCAACTGAGAATCCAACCCCTGTACCATTCATAAGAATATACAGAATCTCATCGAACGCAGTAACTTTATTAACAGCTTTGAATGAACAATTGTAACCTGCAATGTTATCTCTAGCCAATGCAGGACCTGCTGTCATCATTGCTCTCATAGAAGGCATCACTCCAAGAGACAAGATCTCTTGTTCAAGATTAGAACATGTCTTTGAATCTAAAATAAAGTTATAATTTTCTGTAAGATGATCTTCAAAGAAGTTAAGTAGACGTCCTACAGTCTCTGACCATGTCTCACGTCTGCCTTTATCAC